TTCCTTCATCTCGGCGGTTTCGCGGATGACATCGGCCTGAAACCGAGCCTCCGCTGCAAGTGTGTCGAGCACCAGCCGCGCCTTCCAGAGATCATCGAAGCCATCGACGGTGAGCTTGGCGACGTTGATCGGGAACTGCTCGACCTCGTCGATCTCCTTCGCGAGGCGGATGAATCCGTTCTGCAAGCGCGTCAGTTCGCTGCGCAGTTCGTTGACGATCTCGTTGACGGTTTCGAGGCTATCGAGGCTGGAGTTGTTGCTCATGTTCTGTCTCTTGGTGTTGCCAGTGGTTTCGGCCTTGTCTGAGGCCATCATCAGCGCACCGCTCTACGGTGCGGACCACGCATGCTCGCCGGGGCCGTTGTCTGCGTTCTTCCTTCGCAGTACGGCACCCGGCATCGTTCGCTCTGTCTGTTAGAGGTTGAGGAAAAGGAGACCCGCTATTGTTGGCGGCGGGACTTCACCGACCGGGCCTGCTCGCTCGCGCTCCGGTCTGCCAGTTGGTCGAGCAGGCGGTTCGGATCGCGCTGCTGCGTGCTGATCCCGCGCCGCTGTTGATGGCTCCGCGCAGGTCACACTCACCGGGATGTCAAAGATCGGCCTGATCAGGCTGCGGTCGCGTTCGACCGATGGACACACTATGGCACAGATCGGAACAGCAAGAAACACAAGAATAGAAAAAAAAGTGAGATTTCTGCAACCCCTTGATTTTCAACAGGTTGCGTGCATGAAAATCTTCATGGACACCGAGAAACCCATCGGCCCGGAGGTCGCAAAGTTCGTCGCGAAGGTGCTCGACCGTCTCGCTCAAGGCGAGCGGGTGTTCGGCAACCGCAGCCTCCTTGCGCCCACTGCGCGGCTCCTCGACGAGGTGCAGCAGGAACTGGAGGACGTTGCAGGTTGGGGTGCTCTTCTGTGGGTGCGCCTTGAACGACTGCGCGAACGTGTCTTGCGCGAGGGAGAGCCTCGTCACGACGAGGATGACGGGTCGTGACTGTTCTCACTGCCGCAGAGGTCGAGAGCCTCAAGCTTCAGATCGCAGACGCGCCACGGATGGAAGGCTTCATTGCCAGTGACTGGGGCACATGGGGATACGACGACGAGGGAACTACTGCGATCAACAACATCTGGAACCTTGTTGACACTTACGAAGACGCATACGCCAGTCTCGTTACTGCGAACGCAATCATCGCTTCACTGAACGCGACGATCACTGCGAAGGACGCAACCATCGCGTCGAAGGATGTCACCATCGCAGAGAAGGATGTAGAGATCTCTTCACTGGAGACAGACAACGCAACACTCACTGCGTCGAACGCGACGTTGACTGCTGACAACGTACTGCTGACTGCTGAGGTCGCGAAGCTTGAGTTGATTGCCTACGGAGATCCTCGCGTGCAGTCACAGTACCAAGCACGCAGGCCAGTGACTGCACTCAACGATACGCGCACGAATCGCGCAGACGGTTCGCAGTTCTGGGGGCCTCTGGAAACATGACTCGCAAGCTCGTGATGGTTGCGCTCAATGAACAACGAAAGCGCATCGGCCAAACGCATCACAACGCTCGCGTGTCAGACATCGTCGTGAATCGCATCCGCGAACTTCACGAGGACTACCTGATGTCATACGGCAGAATCGCCAAGCTCCTGTGTCTGTCTCGCCACTACGTTGCAAAGGTGTGCAGATACGAGCGCAGAGCACAGATACCACATGACTGGAAGCGAGGATTCATCGATGACAGACAAGACTGAAACAACCAAGCGAAAGAAACTCGGCAGACCTCCTGAACCTGTGCCTGCGAACTTCGCAGACGAGATCGTCGCATGGATCACTGACGGCAAGACGCTGCGTGATTATTGCCGCCAAAAGGGCAAACCTGCGTGGCAGACTGTGTATGAATGGGTGCGAAAGGATAAGGACTTCGCAGAACGCTTCGCGCACGCACGCGATGCTGGAACTGACGCGATTGCCGAAGACACGATTGCGATGATCGACGAGCCTCCTGCGCAGACAGCAGACGGTTCGCGCATCGATCCCGCCTTCGTGCAGTGGAGGCGCATTCAAGTCGAGCAGCGACTGAAGCTCCTCGCGAAGTGGAACCCGAAGAAGTACGGCGACAAGGTCGGAGTCGAGCACGCAGGCGCAATGAGCGTCTCGGTGATCACTGGGGTGCCGAGCGACGGTTGAACGAGCGTTCAGCGTTCACGCTCTCTCTGCCCCTTCGCAAGTAATGGTTCGACTGTGGCCAATCAACACCCGCAAACTGTCGCGGAAAATCGTCGATGACAAAGCACACAGATGGGGTGCAGCGGTGAGTGAGTACAGGCAGTGCGATGTCTGCGGCGCGCCTCGTCGCGTTCTTCTCCACGCCCTTGGCCAGTGTCTGTGCAATCACTGCTGGGAGATCCACGCATCGACGCAGAGCGCGGTGATCGAGATGCGCATCATGCTCGCCGTCCAGCGAGACGATCCCGAAGCGGTGCGGTCGCTACAGTCGATGCTCGCATGGGCGCACGCCGCAGACCTCGCACGACGCGAGCGCGGCCTCATCACAGGAGACGAAGATGGCCCGGAGTGACCGAACAGAGGTGCGGCTCGACTACACACCAAGAGCGTGGCAGCGCGAGTGCCACAGGCAGAGGTCGCGCTTCAGGGTGCTGGCCCTCCACAGGCGAGCAGGCAAGACCGAACTCGCGATCATGGAACTCGTCGATGCGGCCCTGCGGTGCAAGCTCGACCTTGGGCTGTTCGTCTACCTCTCGCCCTTCTACCGACAGTCCCGGGCCATCGCTTGGGCGCGGTTGAAGGCCAAGCTGGAGCCGCTCCGCCTCACGGGGGCTATCGAGATCAACGAGGGCGAATCATCGGTCCAGTTCCTGCACAACGGGGCGACCGTCCGCATCTTCGGCGGCGACAACCCCGACAGCCTGCGCGGTCTCCGCCTCGACGGGATCGTGATCGACGAGGTGGCACAGGTCCGCCCTGAGGTGTGGCAAGACGTAGTGCAGCCCGCCCTCTCCGACCGCCGTGGCTGGGCGCTGTTCATCGGGACACCCTCGGGGGTCAACCTGTTCAGCGAGCTGTTCTACAAGGCACAGGCGACCCCAGACTGGCATGGGGCGAGGTACACCGTCCACGACACGGAGGCCATCGCCAAGGACGAGGTGGACCGTCTGCGCCGCGACATGAGCGAGGCATCGTTTGCGAGGGAGTACCTCTGCGACTTCACGGCGGCGGGGGATGACCAGTTGATCTCGCTGATGGACGCAGAGGAGGCGGCACGCCGGACCATCACGCCGCAGCAGGTGGAGGGTCTCGCGAAGATCATCGGAGTGGACCCCGCCCGGTTCGGTGACGACCGCAGCGTGATTTGCCGCAGGCAAGGGCTGTGCACTTGGCCGTTCATCGCGCTCCAAGGGCTGGACAACATGGAGCTTGCGGCGAGGGTCGCAAACGTGATCGAGGAGTGGGAGCCGGATGCCGTCTTCATCGACGCAGGGGCCGGGTCGGGCCTCATCGATAGGCTGCGGCAGTTGAGGTACGACATCATCGAGGTTCCCTTTGGGGGCCGGGCCACCCAACCTGCGCTCTACACCAACCGTCGAACAGAGATGTGGTGGGAGATGGCACAGTGGGTCAGAGGAGGGGGGGCCATCCCAAACGACAGCACGTTGAAGCAGGAGTTAGCCACCCCCGTCTACTGGTATGACCCGCAGGGCCGGAAGGTTCTTGAGTCGAAGGACGAGATCAAGAAGAGGCTCCAAGGGGGCAGCAGTCCCGACTTGGCGGACGCTCTTGCGTTGACCTTTGCGCATCCTGTTCGGGCAAACACCCCAAGGAACATCTTTGAGAGTTTGTCCCGCCGGGAGCGCAGAACTGACTACGACCCATATGCGGAGGTGTGATGTGCCCGTATGTGTGAGAGGCTTTCTACGGTTCGGTGATTGATGGGCACCATCCGGCACGCGCAGTCCGATGATTTGGACTCGCTCAGTGAGATCGGCACCAAGTTCTTGCAGTACTCAAGGTACGGCAAGATGGTCGATCCATCGTCGGATGACATCCGCGACGGCATCAAGGTGATGTTGGATCACGGGTGCGTGATGGTTGCTGAGGTTGACGGCAAAGTCGTGGGTGCGATTGGTGGCACCCCGGTGAACCTGTGGTTCTCGCGCACCACCCCCGTGGTCGCAGAGCTTGCATGGTGGGTCAACGAGGAGTACCGCAACGGTTCCATTGGCGTGAAGCTTCTTTGGGCCTTTGAGGACTGGGCGCAGTCCATCGGGGCGCGAGCGATCTGCCTCTCCGACTTGGCGCTGGAAGACGGTGCCCCGGTCAGCAAGATCTTGTTGAAGCTTGGTTATTCCATGGTCGAACAGGCGCACATCAAGGAGTTCTGATGGCAGCAATCGCATTAGGTGCTTTGGCGGCTGGCGCTCTTGGTTACAGCGTTTACTCGGGCGAGAAGGGTCGCAAAGAGCAGAAGCAAGCTTTGAAGCTTCAGCAGCAGGAGCAATCCCGCGCTGAGGCCCGAGCAATCAGCAACCAGCGCCGCGCAGAGCAGGAGTTGGCAGCAGCCAACCGCAAGAAGCCCGATGTGAATGCGCTGCTTCGTTCTGCTCAGGAAGCTGGCAAGGCGGGCGCTGCAAGCACAATGCTGACTGGTGCGGGTGGGGCATCGACGCTCCCTTCGCAGGTGCCCAGTAGGGCAAGTGCACCGACTCTCCTTGGGATGTGAAATGAAGAACGGACAAGACGAAAAAAAGGTCGAGCACCGTAGCAAGCTTCACACCCGCTGGGGTCAGTTGAAGTCAGAGCGGGCCACTTGGTGGGCGCACTGGCAAGAGATCAGCAACTATCTGCTGCCGCGCAACGGTCGGTTCTACGTTCAGGACCGCAACAAGGGAGAGCGTCGGCACAACAACATCTACGACAACACTGGCACCCGGTCTCTGAGGGTGCTTGGCGCAGGAATGATGGCGGGGGCCACCAGCCCTGCTCGACCTTGGTTTGCCCTTGCGACCTCGGACCCGGACCTCAACAGGTTCCCCAAGGTAAAGGTGTGGCTTGACGATGTGGTCAAGCGCATGCAGGCAGTGTTCCAGAAGTCGAACACATACCGCACCCTCCACATGATGTACGAGGAGCTTGCCGGGTTCGGCACCAGCGCCTCCATCATGCTGCCGGACTTCAACAACGTGATCCACCACTACCCGGTGACCGTTGGCGAGTTCGCGATCTCGACGGACTACAAGGGCTTCGTCAACACGTTCTTCCGCGAGTTCGACATGACCGTCGCACAGATGGTCTCCGAGTTCGGGTACGACAAGTGTTCAACGAGCGTTAAGCACATGTGGGACACCGGTAACCTCGATCAGTGGGTGACGGTGATCCACGGCATCGAGCCACGCGAGGACCGCGACCTCAAGAAGAAGGATGCGCTGAACATGCCGTTCCGCTCCTGCTATTTTGAGTTGTCCTCGGACCCCGGCAAGTACCTCCGCGAGTCTGGCTTCAACGAGTTCCCGGTTCTGTGCCCCCGTTGGTCGATTGTTGGCGGCGACATCTACGGCAACTCCCCGGGCATGGAGGCGCTCGGAGACATCAAGCAGTTGCAGCACGAGCAGTTGCGCAAAGCGCAGGGCATCGACTACCAGACAAAGCCGCCTTTGCAGGTGCCGACAAGCATGAAGAACCGCGACATCGAGACGCTGCCCGGCGGCATCTCGTTCGTTGACGCGGCCACTGCGCAGACTGGTATCCGCACCGCTTTCGAGGTGAACCTCAACCTCGACCACCTTCTGCGCGACATCATGGACGTTCGCGAGCGCATCCGCAGTGCCTTCTACGCGGACTTGTTCCTGATGCTTGCGAATGCGACCGACACCCGCATGACGGCCACGGAAGTTGCCGAGCGTCACGAAGAGAAGCTGCTGATGCTTGGCCCGGTGCTGGAGCGCCTCCACAACGAGTTGCTGAGTCCTCTCGTTGAACGCACGTTCCTTCGGATGCTTGAGGCTGGCGTTCTTCCTCCTCCGCCCGAAGAGCTTCAGGGCATGGAGATCAACGTCAAGTTTGTGTCGATGCTTGCGCAGGCGCAGGCTGCGATTGGCACCAACGCTGTTGACCGCTTCGTTAGCTCGATGGGCATCCTCGCTCAGATGAAGCCTGATGTCCTCGACAAGTTCAACCCGGACCAGTGGGCTGACGCTTACAGCGACATGCTTGGCGTGGATCCTCGGATGATCGTCGCAAACGAAGATGCTGCGATGATCCGCGATGCACGCAATCAGGCAATGGCCGCCAAGGAGCAGGCTGCGATGATGCAGCAGCAGGCGACCACCATGCGCGACATGGCCGCAGCCCCAACGAATCCCTCCCAACCCAATGCACTCACTGATGTAATGAACATGTTCAGTGGGTATCAAAGTCCGTCTGCTGTTGAGGTGTAATCATGGCCGTTCCGTTTTACGCAGTTGAAGACAATCCAAACCCCTGCATTCTGGTCTCCAAGATTGAAGATGGAGCAGAAGTCACTTTCACATCGAAGCCGCGAGGCATCTACTGCGGGGGCGCTGGCAACATTGTTGCATATTTCCCCGATGTGCCAGATACGGGAATTAAGTTTGAGAATGTGCAGGCTGGCACCATTCTTCCAATCAGGCCCGTCAAGATTGGAAACGCAGCTTCTGGCACCACCGCAACCAAGCTCATCGCGCTGTTCTAATCATGCACCTCTCCGCCCTCTCGCTCGCCCTGAACCGTCCCGGCGCGGTGTCGCTGGAGCAGGTAGTTGCGTCGTTGTTTGCCTCCGGCGAGCAGGGCGCGTGGTACGACCCCAGCGCGGCGAACGTCACGTGGCGGCGGAACAGGCTGACGTACACGCAGGAACTAGCAAACGCTGCATGGTCAACTCTCGGCACTGTTACGCGCACCGACAACGCGGCACTTGCGCCAGACAACACATTGACAGCGACAACGGCTTTGTTTGTCAACGGAGGCGGCAGTAGCCAGCTTTGGCAGAATCCCGGCGCAGCTTTTGAGAGGCCACTGACAGCAAGCATTTGGTTGCGCTCATCGTCCACGCAAACTTTTGTTTTTGGATTTTACGATAACGGATCTGCAACCACTTCTACCATTGAGGTAACGACAACGTGGACGCAGTTTGTAGTAACTCGCACCGCTGGATTGGCCTCGGGTAGCGACCGTCGCGCTTGTTGGCTTTACCTTCCCGGAGGTGGCGCAGGCATCAATGTAACCATTGAGATCTGGCATCCGCAGCTAGAGGACGGCATTGCTGCGACCGCCTACCAGCGCATCGTGACCCCCGAGATCACGTACCTCTCGACGGTGCAGGCCCAGCCGCTGCTGTTTCAGGATGTATACACGAACCTTCCTGTCACGGATGTTGAACAGCCTGTCGGCCTGATTATGGACAAGCGTCTCGGTGCGCTATCCACGAAGGTCAACGTCCCGTTCTCCAACAGCAGTTTTGATAACGGAACAACTGGATGGTCGTTTTTTGCATGCACAGCCGACGCATCCGTAAGCGGGCAGCTTACTTTGACTGCAAACGGTGGTGGCGTATGTCAAGCCTTCACAAGTGTAACGGTCGAAGCCAACAGATGGTATGAAGTTGAGCTTGATGCAGAACCTGTTGCGTCTTCTGGTGTTAATCAAGTTCGCATATACCTTCCAAACGACGTACTCATAAGCAACGTGACGGGACGAGGAATCTTTCGCACGTTTGCTTATTCGACTTCTACATCTTTGGCGGTTTGGGTCGGAACTGGAAGCACTGCTGGCTGGCAGATCCGACTTTATGATGTCAAGGTAAACAAGGTTCTCGGCAACCACGCCTACCAGACGACCAGCAGTGCCCGCCCGCACCTGCGCTCGCGCTACAACCTGCTGACGTACAGCGAGCAGTTTGA